CCTGACGATGGCCACCTCTCGCCTGCTGGGCCGCACGACGGCTGGCACCGGGGCGGTGGAAGAGATCTCGGTTGGCTCCGGGCTGTCCCTGACGGGCGGCACGCTTGCCACGAGCGGCGGCAGCGCCAACCTGCAGGAGTTTACCTCCTCCGGCACCTGGACCAAGCCCGCAGGTGCGACCTTCGTCATGGTTGAGGCTTGGGGCGCTGGCGGCGGCGGTGGTGGTGGTGCAGTAGCTTCAGATGGCTTCGGCGGCAGCGGCGGCGGTGGCGGAGCTTATACATATCGACTTTTTAACGCTTTTGATTTGGGATCAACTGTCGCTGTTACCGTTGGTGCTGGCGGCCTCGCCGGCGCAGGAAATTCAAATGGCGGTGATGGTGGCAACTCCACGTTTGGGACGCTTCTGACTTCTTTTGGCGGCAGAGCCGGCGGCTCAGGTAGCGGCGGGTCCAACGTGGCTGGTGGCGGCGGTGGTGGCGTTCTCGGAGTGGGGGCTAATAGAGGGTCCGCCTCCCCCCCCCAGCCGACCGGGTCATCCAACGCTGGGCATTTTGGCGCTGCTTCGGGTGATCAGCAGCCGCAGGGGTCCGGCTTTGCCGGTGGCTCCGGTGGCTTCGCTAACGGCTTTTCAGGCTCCGGCCTCGCCTTGGCCGGCGGGTCTTCTTATCAAGGCGGCGCTGGTGGCGGTGCTGGCGGCGGCGCGCCGCTAGCAGGCGGCACTAATGTTGGGGGGCGCGGCGGGTCTAATTTGGGCACAAGTGGGGGTGGCGGCTTGGTCGGGGCTGCCGGCGCAAACGGAGTTGGCTGTGGTGGCCAAGGCGGCGGTGGCGGAAATGGGACACCCACCCCGACAAATGGCGGCGCTGGTGGCGTTCCTGGCGGTGGCGGTGGCGGCGGCGGAACTAGAAGTTCTGGTACTGCGACTACTGGCGGCGCTGGCGGCGCTGGCCTTGTTCGCGTGTACACTTGGTGAGGGCTGAGACATGACCAACACCAACATCGGGCGCTACGCCCTCATCGAGAACGGCGTGGTGGCGAACGTCATCGTCGCCGACCCGGAGTTCGCCGCGAGCATCAACGCGATCCTGTGCGCGGACGAAGCTGGCCCCGGCTGGCTCTACGATGGCACGGCCTTCACCGCGCCTCCCCCGCCTCCTGAGCCTGTCGCGCCCCCGGCGCCGACGAAGGAAGAGCTTCTGGCACAGCTTGCCGCCTTGCAGGCGCAGATTGTGGCGATGAAGGAGTAACCCATGCCAGTCGTCATCAACGGCAGCACCGGCATCAGCGGCACCGACGGCACAGCCGCGACGCCCGCGCTGCAGGGCACCGACACCAACACCGGGGTGTTCTTCCCCGCTGCCGACACGATCGCCTTCGCCGAGGGCGGCACTGAGGTCATGCGGATCAACAGCGCGGCCCAGGTGGAATACGTCGCCGGCAGTGCTGCTGCGCCGACCATCGTCCCGGCCGGGGATGTGAACACCGGGATCTTCTTCCCGGCGGCCGACACCATCGCCTTCGCCGAGGGCGGCGTCGAGGCGCTGCGCCTGAACGCGAGCGGCAACGCGGTGTTCACCGGCACGGTTCAGACGGCTGGCATCACGACGAACCACTACCCGTTGGTGCTGGGGGCGGGGGCTTCGGCCACCGGCACCAGCGTTGACTTCACCGGCATTCCCTCCTGGGTGCGCCGGATCACGGTGATGTTCGCCAATGTGAGCACGAATGGCGGTTCGCCGTTCTTGGTTCAGTTGGGCGCGGGCTCTATTGCGACCTCTGGGTATCAGTCGAACGGCCTAACTCTCCAGGCTGGTTCCACGATAAACGGCACCAGCAGCACGGCGGGCTTCATCAGCTCGCAAGCTATCTCTGGCACCGAGTCTTTCAGCGGCTCGTATGTGTACAACTTCCTTGGTGGCACCAATTTCTGGACCGGCGGCGGTTCGCTTGTTCGGTTCACCGCCACTTACCAGACCCACCTATCTGTCGGCAGCGTACTTCTCGGTGGCACCCTCGACCGCCTTCGCATCACGACCGTGAACGGCACCGACGCCTTCGACGCCGGCAGCTTCAACATCATGTACGAGTGAGGTCGCCCGATGAGCACCGTTGTATCGACCAACCTCAAGCACAACGCCTCCGCGACGAACAACATCGTCCTGGACGCGGCGGGCAACACGACCGTCACCGGGGCGCTCACGTCGGCTGCTGGCACGGCCGTCGCGCCCGCGATCACGACGACGGGCGACAGCAACACCGGGATCTTCTTTCCCGCCGCTGACACGATCGCCTTCTCTGAAGGCGGCGTCGAGGCGATGCGGATTAATAGTTCTGGCTGGTTGGCGCTGGGCACCACGACCGCCAATGCGCGCTTCACGCTGGCGGGCGATTACAGCGAAGGGTGGGTGATCGCCAACACCGGCACAGCGTACACCATTGCCCTGACGAACGGCACGATGCAGATTTTGACGCTGACGGGGAACTGCACCTTCGACTTCCCCTCCGCCGTGGTGGGTAAGAGCTTCACGCTGCTTCTGCGCCAGGACGGCACGGGTAGCCGCACGGTCACATGGCCCGCATCGGTGCGCTGGCCGGGCGGGACGGCTCCGACGATCACCTCGACGGCCAACCGGACGGACAAGTACGTCTTCACCGCAGACGGCAGCGTCTGGCTTGGCACGAACGCCGGCCAGAACTACTCGGCGTAAGGGGCAGGTCGCATGTTTTCCGGCAACGCGGCGCAGATCACTGACGCGGCCTACATCGAAGACGTTTTCTCGACGTGGCTCTACACCGGCAACGGCTCGACGCAGACGATCACGAACGGGATTGATCTGGCGGGCAAGGGTGGGCTCGTCTGGATGAAGGGCCGAAGCACCATTTCTCTTCACGGCCTCTACGACACCGCGCGCGGCGCGACCTTTGAGATTGGTTCCGACAGCACCGCTGCTCAGACCACGCAAGCGCAGGGCCTGACAAGCTTTCTCGCGAACGGCTTCAGCATCGGCTCGCGCAGCAACATTAACACCAACGGCGCAACCCAAGTCTCCTGGACCTTCCGCAAGCAGCCGAAGTTTTTCGACATCGTGACCTATACAGGTAACGCTACAGCGCGCACCATTCCTCATAACCTGGGCTCTGTCCCGGGGTGTATTATAACAAAGAAACTGAACGACGTCAACGGCTGGTTTACATATCATCGTTCTTATGGAGCTTTGTATAAGTTTGAACTAAATGAAATAAATAACTTCTCGTTGGCGGGCGATCTGTGGAATAACACTGAGCCAACATCGACTGTATTCAGCCTGGGCGCAACAAGCAGCGCTAATCAGAATGGCAGCACCTACGTCGCCTACCTCTTCGCGCACGACGCGGGCGGCTTTGGTGCGACGGGTGCGGACAATGTAATTAGCTGCGCCAGCTACACCGGCAACGGTTCTACGACCGGGCCTGTCGTCACGTTGGGCTATGAGCCGCAATGGTTGCTTATCAAGAACGGCAGCACATCTGCAAATTGGAACCTCATCGACAACATGCGCGGCTTTACGGTCGGCGGCACAGATGCGGAGCTAAACCCCAATCTGTCGAACGCTGAAAGCACCGGCACCCTCGTCACGCCGACTGCGACGGGATTTCAACTAAACACAATTGCTGCGGACTATAATACCGACGGCGAAACCTACATCTACATCTCCATCCGGCGCGGGCCGATGCGGACGCCGACGAGCGGGACGAGCGTGTTCCAGCCGTTTTCTCTTTCCAGCACCTCGACGGACACCCTGTACACGACAGGCTTCCCGGTGGACATGGCCATTGCCGGCCAAAAGAATAGCAACAATGCCAGTGATAACTGGACATTCGTAGACCGTCTTCGCGGCATGACCGCGAACTCCAATTCGGATGGGGCCGCATCTAGGGCATTGCTGTCCACCTCGACAGCAGCAGAGGCCGCACAATCCTTCCCTGATTTTTATAATGTTTGGAATACGGGCTTGAGGCAGGGGCAGGGCCTCAGCGGCGCTTCAACGTCGTATCAATTCTTCCGCCGCGCCCCCGGCTTCTTCGATGTGGTGTGCTACACGGGGACGGGTGTTGCGCGCGCGGTGAACCACAACTTAGGTGTGCCTCCGGAATTGATGATTGTGAAGTCTAGAAACGGGGCGGGAACATCTTGGCCTGTTTATACTGCCGCAACGGGGCCAACACAGGCGCTGTTTTTGAACGCAGCAAACGCCTCCGCAGTAAACACCACTGCTTGGAACAGCACTGCCCCTACCGCTTCAGTATTCTCTTTGGGCACTTTTAACGTCGTTAACAACGCTTCCAATACCTACGTCGCCTACCTCTTCGCCTCCTGCCCCGGCGTGTCGAAGGTCGGCTCCTACACCGGCACAGGCGCGACGCAGACCATCAACTGCGGCTTCGCGGCAGGCGCGCGGTTTGTCCTCATCAAGCGCACCGACAGCACGGGCGATTGGTATGTATGGGACAGCGCGCGCGGCATCGTCGCGGGCAACGACCCCTATTTGCTGCTGAACAGCACCGCAGCCGAGGTGACGAACACCGACTGGGTGGACACCGCTGCGTCGGGCTTTGAACTCAGCAATGCTGGCGGGAACTCGGTGAACATCAGCGGTGCCAGCTACATCTTCCTGTCTGTGAGCTAGGAGACACGACATGCTCATTCGCCTCCGCGCCGATGGCGCGCTCATCACAGACCACCAGTTCCGCGCGGCATATCCGCTCACGTCCTTCCCCCCGCAGCTCACGCCCGAGCTTCTCGCCAGCTTCGGCGCCGATCCCGTGCTGGAAGGCCCGCAGCCGACGCTGACGCGCTACCAGGTCGCGGCCATGGACGGCGTGCGGGCCAACGGCGCGAACTGGATCACCAACTGGGTCGCCGTGGACCTCGACGCAGAGGCCATCACCGCGCTCGACGCCCGCCAGGCCGATGCCGTCCGCGCCGACCGCAACGCGCGCCTTGCCGCCTGCGACTGGACGCAGGTGCTGGACGCGCCGGTCGACACCGCCGTCTGGGCAGCCTACCGGCAGGATCTGCGGGACGTCCCGTCGCAGGCCGGCTTCCCGTGGGAGGTTTCCTGGCCGGTGGCGCCCTGATGAGCCAAGACCTCTACAACATCGTCGTCGGAGTCGGCGGCGCTGCGATCGGCTGGGTTCTGAAGGTCGTCTGGGAGAGCGTTCGCGCTCTCCAGGCCGACATGAAACTCATCGAAAAGGAAATACACACCAAGTACGTCACGAAGGACGACTATCGCTCGGACATCGTCGAGCTGAAGGACATGTGCAAGGCCATCTTCGAGCGCCTCGAGCGCAAGGCTGACAAGTGATGGAGCTGCCAAAGCTGACGCCGGTCGTCCAATTCGCCACGGCGACCTTCGCGCTTGCCGTCGGCGGGTACACAGCGGGCGAGAAGTTCGGCTGGTTCCGCAATGAGATCATCACCTGGACGCCGGAGCACTTCCGCATCTCCGACGCCAAGATCGGCGAGCCGATCACTGTCACCGTCGCCCGCATCAAGCGCCGCGACGACTGCTCCGTCGAGGGCTTCAACGTCACCGTCCGCGATGGCGCCGGCGTTGTGCATGAGGCCGCGCCCAGCATGACGCGCTTCACCGGCCCGGCCGGGCCCGACATCGACACCTTCACCTACATGCTGACGCTCTCGTCCGATCGCGTTTCCCCCGGCCGCGCGACGCTGCTCGCCACCATCCGGTACAAATGCCCCGAGGGCGAGCGCACCGTGACCTATCCTCGCCATCCCAACCTGACCTTCGCGCTGGAACGATGACATGGACGCCCTGCTGAACCTTGTCCGCACCGTCGCCCCCAGCCTCGCCACGGCCGTCGGCGGCCCCCTCGCCGGCATGGCCACCCGCGTGATCTCTGAGGCCCTCCTGGGCAAGCCTGATGGCACCGAGGCCGAGCTGGCCGAGGCCGCGAAGGCCGCAACGCCCGACCAGCTGCTCGCGCTGAAGAAGGCCGAGCAGGACTTCGCCGTCCGCATGCGCGAGCTCGATGTCGACCTTGAGCGCATCTCCCAGGCCGACCGCACCTCCGCCCGCGATCGCGAGACCAAGACCGGCGACATCACGCCGCGCCTGCTCGCCGCCGCCATCACCGTCGGGTTCTTCAGCGTGCTCGGCTACATGATCCAGTACGGCCTGCCCCCGCAGGGCGGCGAGGCCATGCTCGTGATGCTCGGGACACTGGGGACCGCATGGGGCGCCATCATCAGCTACTACTTCGGATCCAGCGCTGGTTCTCGCGAGAAGACCACCGCAATCAACCAGATGGTGCAGCGCCGATGACGATCGAATTCGTGGGGGCTGCCGTCCCCTCCACCCCCGCCGGCATCGACGGCATCGCCTTCACGCTCGGCGTCGAGGCCCCCGTCTTCCGCGCCGTGATCGCCGTCGAGGCCGCCGGCTCCGGCTTCGACGCCAAGCGCCGGCCGAAGGCCCTGTTCGAGCGCCATCACCTCCACCGCCACCTGCGGGCGGATCCGGCCAAGCTGGAGCGCGCCGTGGCCGAGGGGCTCGCCTACCCCAAGTGGGGCGAGAAGCCCTACCCGAAGGGCTCCGACGCGGTCTACGACGAGATCGCCCGCGCCGCCGCGATCGACTTCCGCGCCGCCCTCCTGTCGACCTCGTGGGGCCTCGGCCAGGTCATGGGCTCCAATTTCCAGATGGCCGGCTGCAACTCCGTCGAGGAGATGTGGGAGCAGGCCAAGGAGAGCGAGACCAACCAGCTGCGCCACATGGCGGGCTTCATCCGCTCCGCGCGCCTCGTGCCGGCCCTCCAGGCCAAGAACTGGGCCGCCTTCGCGCGCGGCTACAACGGCCCCGCCTTCGCCCAGCACAAGTACGACGAGAAGCTCGCCCAGGCCCACGAGCGCTTCGCCCGCCAGGCCGCGACCGCCTGATGCGCCCCTTTTCTCAACGCTACCTACCGAGGAATGGACCTGCTATCCTGCTCGGGGCCCAGCGCCCGTTCTTTGCGTCGGAGACGTTGTCATAATGGCAACCGCCATGACCTACGCTTCGCTCAAGCTGGACATCGCTCGCTATCTCGAGCGCGGTCTGACCGAAGCGAGCGACCCGACCGTTCACAACGAGATCCCGACCTTCATCGGGTTCTGCGAGCGGCGTCTTGCGCGGCAGCTCAAGATCCAGGGCACGACCGAGATCGTCACCTCGATCATGGCCGCCGGGACTTCGGTCTATGCCAAGCCCGATCGGTGGCGCGACACGATCTCGTTCAATTTCGGCGCCGGGGCCACCTTCACCAACCGCGCGCCCATCTTCGGCCGGTCCTACGAGTACTGCCGCAACCTGTGGCCGGATGAGACGCAGCGCGCCCAGCCGCGCTTCTACGCCGACTACGGCTACCAGCACTGGCTGATCTCGCCGACGCCCGACCGGGCCTATCCGTTCGAGGTGCTGTATTACGCCCTGCCGCCCCTGCTGGGCGACGACCAGCAGACCAACTGGCTGACCGAGTACGCGCCGCAGGCGCTGCTCTATGGCTCGCTCCTCGAGGCCACGCCGTTCCTCAAGAACGACGAGCGCATCGCGACCTGGAAGTCCTACTACGACGAGGCGGTTGGGCTCCTCGCGGCCGAGGACGCGCAGAAGATCATCGACCGCAACGCCCAGCGGCGGGAGGCCTGACCGTGAGCTACACCTCAGTCTTCGGGGGCACCTCGATCGGGCCCGCCCAGGTCTCCTACGCCTCCTACGCCATCACCGCCCTGACCAGCCCGCTGCAGCTGAATTGGCCGCTGGAGAGCAGCGGCGGGCCTCCGGTTGCGGCGATCATCGACGTGACCGGCGCCTCGGCCTCGCTCGCGCTCCGCATGCCGGATGCGACGCTGGTGTCGCCTGGCGAGACCGTGCTGTTCAACAACACCGGCTCCCACGACGTGGTCGTGCAGGATGCGGCCGGCAACGCCATCGTCACCGTGGTCGTCGGCTCGGCCTGGCAGATCTACCTGACGAGCAACACGACGGCAGCCGGGACGTGGCGCACCTTCCAATACGGCGCCTCGGTCTCGGTTGCCAACGCGGCGGCGCTCGCCGGCGCGGGCATCAAGGCCATCTCGACGACGCTGAACCAGTCGGTCCCGATCCGCCCCTTCAGCTCGTCCCCCTACACTTCGGGCGTCACCGACCGCGCCTACCTGCTGCTCTACTCCGGCGCGTCGGGCACGCTGGTGCTGGATGACGCGGTCACGCTCGGGCCGGACTGGTTCGTGCTGGTCCGCAACGCGGGCGCTGGGACGCTGACCCTCGACCCGACGGGCAGCCAGACGATCAACGGGCAGACGACGA